CGCAATAAAGGCCTGAATCAGAGCATCTCTAACTATATCCTCTAAGCTATGAGAAAAGTTATACAAGAAATCATTGTAAGTTTCAGCAGAAAAAGCATTGGTTAAAGCCCCTGCTATATCGTCCATAGATGTGCCAATTGCTTCCTTTAGTTTAACAAAGGTATCTTTTAGTTTTTCGTTCAATTCTGCTATCTTAGTTCCATATTCTTCTGCAGCTGATGCCCGCCCTGCTGTTGCTCCAAACAAAGCACCTATTAGAGCACCGATAGGGCCAAAAGCTGCTCCTATTGCAAGGCCTAAACCTGCACCCCCAATAGTCCTTAATGCACTCTTTTTTTGTAGTTCTGTTAACTCTTCTAGATTCTTATTCCAATCCTTATAATTTTTAAACATTTGACTAATATCGGTAAAACTACTCTCACCATAAGCCGTTTTACCTCTATATTCAGACCCTGCATTAATAAGCTTATCAACTGCATTCATAGTAGTATTAATTAATGATGACATTAGACTGTTTATATCAAAACTAAATGAGAACCTACCTTTATCATCAAATACAGCCTTTATATTAGAAATTACACTCCCTAAAGCATTAATGAGCGGATGGTCTGATTTTGATAACAGGTTTGCAAATTTATCGATTATATTATCTATGTGATTAGCCCAGTTTATTACATCTTTGCTACTGGCCTCGTTATTTAAACCAGCTAATCTTTCTTTAAGCACTTGTAATAGATATACCCATGCATCTAATGTTTTTTCCCCTTTACCGCCTGCACTCTCTACTGCATCATATAGAGATTCAATAGCCTGTTCTGCTAAACTCACCAGTGCTTTTATTGTCTCCTCCTGGCTCTTACCAAGCAAAGGAAATAATTCTTCGATTCTTTCATACATATCATTATACTTAGCGTTTAACTCTCCAACAGCTTTAATCGGTTCATTCATTAATGTATTATATATCTCTATCTGTTCATTTATTGCTTCCAATATACTTGGTATATCGCCATATACCTGTTTTAATTCTTCTAACTCAGCTATAGCATTTTGATATACACCTTCACCAACCCCGGATTCAATCCCGGCCGTTATATCCTGCATTGATTTTTGAGCAAGCTCAACACGGGTGTTATATATGTCCTTTTCTAACTCTAATCTTTCTTCACTGCCAGCCTTAGTAGCTTTTATTTGAACTTCTAAGATTCTTAGATAATCTTCTAATGATGCTTTTTCTATATCAACTTTAGCCCTTGCGGTTTCTCTGGTAAGTCGTTTCTCTTCTTCCATATGCTTCTTAAGTAAGTTTATCCTCTCACCTAAATAGTAGCTCCGAATAAATCCTGTCTGTCTGTTATAGTCTTCTTCTAACAATAAACCATTTTTATATTTTTCATCAAGAACAGTTAATTCTGATTCTTCTTCTTGCTTAAGAGCCTCCAGCTGTTTTTCAAACCCACTTTTCATAGCTAAAGTATTTCGATCCTGTAATTCTTTCTCTTTTTCTTCTCGTTCTTTATAATAATCTTCCCATACGGCAGACATTTCATTGTTATATTTCTCATTTATAAGTTTCCATTTCTTTGAGCCTTCCTCTACTCCAATTAATTCTTTTTTACGTTTAAGTTCTATTTCTTTTAACTCTTTATCCAGCCCTTTTAACCTGCTCAATGTTAACTCTTCATTTAGCTCTTTAATCCTATCATTATTTTCTTTTTCAACTTCATAGATCATATCACTAACAGTTTCCTGCTGTTCAGCTGTTAAGGCATATTTATCCTCAATAATGGAAAGGTTTTTAAGTTTTTGTTCAGTAGTAAGGTTATCCTTTTCAACCCTTTTATTGTAATTTTCTATGGCTTTATCAAATACTTCTTGCTCCAGTTTTCTTTCAAGCATAAAGATTTCTTCATCCAATGCTTTTTTATTCTCTGCTGTAAATTCATGTTCAGCTCTTAATTTTCTCAGTAATAATAATTGGTGTTCTGTAGATAGCTCCTTATACAAGACCTCCGAATCATATTGCTCTATAACATCTCTATCTTCCTGTTCCTTTTGCTTTTTCCTAAGCTCATGTAGCTCTACATCTATTGCCCATATTTGTTTTTCTTCTAATTCATATTTTTCTTTCATATCTTCAAGAGATTGAATATATTCGTCTAGGTCAATTGCTTCTATTGCAACCTTGTATTGAAGTTCCGCCATAGCATCTTCATATGTTTGTTCAGTCTCTTCTTTTAGCTTTTTGCCACTATCTCCATCATCTTTAATTACTGGTTCTATCTTAGGCTTTATTACAACACCTTCAAGCTTATTTAATTCTTCAGCTAATTGTTCAAAGCTGATCTCACCAAATATAGCTTTCTCAAATAGCCCATCGTACTTTCAGTAATTTTTACAGCCTCGTGTAGTGCATTGTTCATCAATGAGGAAATATCATCATGTTGATACTGTAATACACGGATCAGTGCATGCAAACGACGTTCATTTGATGTGTTTTCTATCTCAATAGTACTGGAAAAATCTTTAAGATTATTAGTGTATTGTTCTAAACCTAATTCTTTTAGGGCTTCTCTAGCCTGATGTATTGCTTTAATATCCCAGAAATCAGCTCCAAGTATACCCTTCCCTTCATCTGAAGATTCTAGTCTGCTAATCTCTACATCTAACTCACTAATTGATTTAGTTAAGTCTTTTACACTCACCCTGGCTTCTGCTAAACTTACTTCTACTGACATTTTCTGTAATGTCTCATCTAATTCTTTATTTAGAAATTCATAAGCCCCGGTCTGGTCATCTATTCCCTTTACAAGGTCAGGGAATAATCCGGCAAGTTCTCTGGAGACAGATTTTAAATCTTGCTCTTCTTCTACAGTTAGCTCTACCTTTTCCTTTAATTCTCTGTATCTATCTGCTAAATCCTTAGCATGGTCATAGTCTTCTTTCATCTGATCAGCAAGCTCGGATTCTGATACATTAACCTTGTTAAATGCATAAGCTAAAGCAGTAATACCTGCTATAATAGCTCCACCCACTAAGAATGGAGTGAATGATAATGATAACCCTGATATAGCCGGCCCTAAAGCGGTAGACAATCCCATAATAGAACTAAGAGCAAGGCTTATCTTTCCGAATACTACTAATGCTGGTCCCATAACTATACCTATACCAGCCAATGTTAGAATAGCCTTCTTTGCAAATTCATCCATTTCGCTAAAGTTTTCAACAATATCCCTCAACTTCCCAACCAAATTATCTAATGCGGGCAAAATATCCCCTGTTGCAATTGGCTCGAAAGCCTCCCACAATTCTATGGCTGTATTTACCAATCTGTCTTTTATTAATCCTAATTGAGACCAAAAATCCTGTAATTGCTCATTTGCAACCCTTTCAGTAGTACCACCTGCATCTTCAAGGGCTTTTTGATATTCTCTTATTTTTTCAGAAGTGCCCATTAACTGATTAATAGCAGCAGCCGATTGTTCAGTAAACCCTAAAGCACTCATAGCAGCAGTTTTTTCTTCGTCAGATAATCCAGATAAAGCTCCTTCTAGGTCTTCGACTATATCAGCCATGTTTTTAATTTTTCCATTAGCATCATATACTTCAATTTTTAATCTTTTAAATTCATCTGCATTGTCATTAGCAGCTTTTTGCATATCTCTTAATAGGATATTAAACCGCTCACCAGCTCTTAACCCTTTAGTACCCTGATCAGCAAAAGCAGCTAATACAGCAACACCTTCTGTTAGTTCCATATTAACACTTCTCATCGCAGAAGCAGCTTTATTTGTTAGGGATGTAGCAAACTGTTCTACACTTGCATTAGCTAGTGTGTTTGCCTTGACTAAAATATCAGAGATTTCGACCATATTCTCCATGTTCTCATTAGCATCTTTTACTGTCAGTCAGCAACTTTAGGTAGGGCCATAATAGATTGAGTAGCATCTAAACCAGCACTAGCAAGATAGAAGTAAGATTCAGCAGCTTCTTTAGCAGAAAACTTGACACTTTCAGAGACATCTCTAGCAGTTTGCTCCATTTGTTCTCTCATAGTATCAGACACGTTATTCATGATAGCCAGTGAGCCTTGCATAGCACCACTATCAAAATCTGCACCGAATTTAGTAACTGTTCCACCTGCTAACATCATTGGCACTGTGAATATCATGGATAGATTCATACCAACATCAGTAAGGTTTCTTCCCATATCTTCGAGGGTTTTCCGTGTGTTTTTATTTACACCATCTATTACACGACTGGCGTTATCTACTGCATTGATAATTATATCAGCTTGAGCCTGTGTTCCTTCAAATGCCATACACATCTACCCCCTTCTTGCTTTAACTTTTTGTCTCATCTGCTCCTCGGTATCATCTCTGTTCCCTCCAGAAGCCCCCCCGAACAAAGTCATCAAACTTCTTAATTCACCGTTATTCATACTGTTTATTCTGTCAAGTTTAGGATAAGCCTCTAATAAGTAATCTCTTTGCAAGGGTGTTAGATCCTGTTGCCTTTTAGCTAGTTTATAACCCTTGCTATCTAAATAAGCTATATCAAGACCATTAGGACTGTTCACGAAATTTCTGTACCAATTCTTTGTTTGTTGGTATCCCTGATATTTCTAATATCTTCAAATATATTTCGTTAATAACTCCCGGAGGAGATAGAGATGATACCTCTTCTTTGGTTACTTCCTCTTTCCCAAACAAACAATATTGTATAACAGCTACTTTTTTGTCATACTCAGCCTCAGATAATATCGACAGGTCAGCATCCATTCTGAGTTTTTTAATAATTTCATCTCTGTTAAATTTTTGAAAGTCAATATTTCCCATACTGGCTTTTAATTTTTTTAGCATTTCAATATCTACCTGCTGCCAGAACCCATCAGATACAGGCCTCAATGGAATCTTTTTCTTTAATAGCTCGATAGAAACCAACACCACATCATCTTTACTTCTAAACAAATCTTCTTTTGTTATTTCCTTATATTCCTCTTTACTATCTTTTTTATTTGCCATTGTTAACCTCCTAGATAATAAAATAAAACAGTTTTTTTGATAAGAAACTGTCGAAAACTCTCTAAGCTATGAAATTACTGCAACATGGTCTATTTTGTTTTCAAGTGTAGCCAATATTTCCGTCTCACTGGTATCATCATAAAAAGCCCTACCAGTAATGTTCTGTACTATCCTGTCCCTGCCTGAAGGTTGAATGGGAACTGCATCATAGATTACAGAAGGCAGAGAGAAAACTAAACTACCGTAGCTTCCTGAATCAAAAGTAAGAGTTAAGTCTACTGATGTACTCCCATCATCAGACGGGCCATTAGCTCCACCCCAGAATTTCTCTTTTTCCCCTGTATCCTCAAATGCTACTATCCCCTGCATATATTCTTGCTGGATACCGTGAACCCATATTCACCCCGGCATCACCAGCAGCATTATTATTTATTGTCAGGGTAACGCTCTCAACATAAGCACTTTCATCCCCTTCATCTAATTCTACTGTTAGCTCATGAAATGCCAAAGGATAAGCAGCAGACATAGTCAAATTAGCCTCTGCTTTTATAGCATTTTTAGCATCTTTCTGGGCTATAACATCAGCAGTAGCTCTTGCAAATTCCCTGTCAACATTTAATGTCAATTGACTAACAGTCCCACCTGCAAATTCATGCTCAAATGCATCCTTACCCAATAGAAATGTTCCTGAAGGGAGAATTAAATTATTTCTCTGTGGCTGTAGCGAATAGGTGTATAATTCTTCATCCGGCCCATCTTGTTCATAATCTCCAAACAAAAGATAAAGCAGGTAGAATATAGTATTAACATCAACTGCACAAACCACATTACCGCCAGGTACATATGGACCAGGTCTTCGTGTTCTCCTCCCCCTACTTAATCCACCAGGCCATTCCATTTCTGTTTCAGTCGGAGCATCAAGAGTAGCACTTGCAATATCATAGTGCTGATCTGCTCCAACAGCTGAACCAAACTCATCCTCAATACCAATTCCTAAATATCTCAATATACTAGGCATTGTTTTTTACCTCCTTATAAACATTTTTAA